GTACCCATAAATTAACCCTCCTCTGTGGCATCAATATACTTATAAACTATACACCTACCTGAAAATAAAACACATGTAGGCTGAAACTTAATATGTTTAGTGTCAGTAATATATTGAGCTTGGGTATAAGACTTTGCTATTTTCTGTATATTTTTAGTATTCCAAGTTAAACCATCATCAGATGATAAAAACCTTCTAATATCAGCACCATCACAAATCTTAAGGTAGGTAAAGATGATTTTTGAAACACCTTTTAAATTATCAAGCTCAACACTAACAACATCTTTAAACTCAAAATCTTGTTTAACTTGCCAACAACCGTTATCACTATGTTTTGTCATATCATTAACCCTCCTCTGTGGCTTTGATTGCTCGTAGAACAGCTAGTTTAAGTTGTTCTTGTGTAAACTCACTCATATTTTTTATAGTCCTTTTGTTCAAATTCAGAGAAAAAATCATTCTGCTTAACAGGTAAAAATTCATCCTGAAGATCTCGTTCTTTTTTTATCTGTTGGATTGTCGGCACTAACAACGCTGGTAAATAGTTATTGTTATATGCAAGATGAACCTGTTTCGAAAAATCTTGAAACTTTGCAACAACAGGCAATTCAAACATGGCTTTTTCAAGTATTCTTTGTAGTGCTAAAACCTTAATATGGTAAAGGCAATGTTTGCGATATGTACCGCCAAGAAAGTCTCTAATATACCACCTTACGCAGTCACTTTGTTCTGGTATCATTTTATACACCATTCCTTTTTGCAAAATTCGATTAAATCAACACGATCTTTTATTTCTTCTTTTATCGGCTTCTCAAGTTCAATAAGTGCTGGAAACCATTCAAAATCTTTCATTAAAACTTTTCTTACTGCATCTACTGGATATTGTTTAAGAGCTTCAGCATAAAATCTAAGCTTGTTTTTTTCAGCACCACCGCCCTTTGTTACACAATCAAGTCTTGTTAATAACCCAAGAAGCTCTTGAAGCTGTATCGGTTGCGTAAAAGCATTAAATATCTTTACACACTCAAAAGCTTGATCGCTTGTAACTTTTGGAATATTAAAACCGATTGTTTTAAATTCAGTTCCGAAACCCTGACAATACGGCTTTGTTATCGGCTTGAATAGATTCTTCTGACATTTCTCGGTAGACTTCACGAGCATTTTCAGCAGTTCGATCATACTTTGATTGTTTTCGGTTGGTGTTTTTTGCTTCTGCAATGATGTATTCTTCTCCGTTGTAATCGGTATTATATCCCTCCTGATTGAGCCATGATGTTGCGTGTTGTGTTGGTTGGTCGATTTTTTGCTTATATTTAAGATATTCGTTAAGCTTTTTGATAATTTCTTCATGTGTTAACCCTTTTTTTATAGTTTTCAAATAAGATTGTTGTGCTGGTTTTTTATGACCCTTTCCAGTAAATCTTCCATCCCTTGTTTTGTAAGGAATAAATTTTGACCAAAAATCATCAAAATCAACAAGAAGATCTTTCTTTATTCTTTCTGGTTCTGGTTCTGGTTCTGGTTGGGTATGCGTAGCCGATGCATCACTATTCCACCGTGCATTGCTAGCCCTTTGATTTTTAAGACAAATGTTGTTATAAAAATTTAAGTCTTTTTCAACAGATTCCTCAAAAATTTCAAAAATATTATAATTTTTTAGCTTTTTTTTCTCTTTTTCTATGTCGAAACCGATTGATTTACGACATAAAAGACGCATCATTTTTCCTAATTCAGCATTACTTAAACCATAAGTCATTGCTAAAAAGTCTTTTCCGAATATTTTAAAATATGGTATAGGTTTTTTCATAAAAAACACCCTTGTTATAAACCCTTTAAAAAATTAGAGGCAACAGATAAAGGGTGGTAAATCTGTGGTAAGACCGACATTAAGAGCAACCAGAACATCTGCCTCTAATAACTATTATTAACCAATTATTAAGAACCAGTCAATTTTTTTGTTTTAATATCTTCTTTTATTATTTTAATCTCATTACTTAATTTAAGCATGTTAGCTTCAATCTTTTTTCTTAAACCGCATCCAGTAGGGTAGCTTTTAGAAAATTCTGTTTCATATTTAAGATGATCTTGTGTGCTGTTAAGTTTAATTTTTAAGGCTTGCATTTTATTTTATTCCTTTCAAAATGTGGGCTATTACGTCAACAGTCCAGCCGTTACCAAGCATTTTATAGCGTTGTGAGTTGCTTACATGGTTTGTGTAATTATCAGGTACAGTTTGAAGTCTTCCGCATTCAATAGGGGTTAATTTTCTACAATGCAAATTATCTATACTATCCCACTCATGGCGATCATAACTACCACGACCAGAAGATCTTACGCATTTTGATTTTTCTCTTATTTTTAAAACAATAACATTGTCTTTTTGTACTGTTGTTAGAGTGTTCGTTTTTTCGTCTTTTCTACATTCTAGCCTTTGAGTTGTAAGCCCGGCTGTTTTCATTTTACCATCTTGTCTCTTACCATCAACAATATATCGACCTCTAAAAGCCCCACATTTAACTTTTGCACCAGGACCATCTTCTAAAATATTCTTTAGAAAAATCTTTTTATCTTTTGGCTCGTGGCGTTGTTGCATAACTGCACTTGATGTATTAGCCACCATGAACCCCTTGAAATATTACTTTTAATGTGAATTTTATAATCGCCAATTAAAAAACTTGGAATAATTGTTACTTTTTTATTATGTTTAAGTTTTTTGTTTACATACCCCAAAACATCATTTGATAATTTTTTATTATTATCAGGAGTTGTGACAGTTAAAAACATATTAATTTTTTTATTGCCGAGACTATCCCATTTTAACAAATCCAACTCTTTATTAATTTCGTCTTTTGTTGTTTGTGCAATGCTATTGAACATCTTCTTTCCCTTCGATTGCTTCTCTAAGTCTTATAAACTCAGCTGTCATAAGCTTCATATTTTGATTGAGAATTACAATGTCATTTTTTGTTGCAAGCTCAATAACTTCTGGTTTTAAAAAATCAAACATTTCTTAATTGCCTTTCTTTATCTCGTTCATTCATTTGATGAAGGTGTAAGTCCATAAGCCATAAAGCATCCGCTTCGTTATCATCACACACGAACCAGCCACGATTTACAGCCTCTTCAATCATATGTTCTTTTTTTGCGTTTCCTTTGCCTGTTGCATACATTTTTATATTAGAAACTTTATAAGAATAGATAGGAATTGATTTTCTGCAACAATAAGCCTCAAGAAGTCCTGTCAATCCAATTAAAATTCTTGTTGCATATAAATTAGACATAAAAGGGATCGGGGCTTCATAACATATTTTATCAAAACCATGAACTTGATTCATATCATCAAGCCAATCAAGAAATGAACAAAAGACAGCACCTCTTGAAGTTCCTAAATCATTAAAAAGTTTACTTCCACTTATAAGTCCTGAATGTCTATCTTGAGAACCCATGATTTGCTCATGTTGCACCCACTGATTAACATAATCAGCAGATGCAACAGCAAACCCAGTAGTTGTCGCAAGATCCAAAGCTAGCATACTACTGTTTTGCATTAGATAAGACCTCCTTTTTTTACAGCCTTAATTTCGTTATCAAGAAAGTCGTCGTATAAATCAGGCTGATCCGAATCAAGATCAGCATAATCACGATATATGTCAAAATGTCGCAATTCAACTTCCCTAGCTTCAGGCGACATCTTTTGAAGTTTTAAACAATACTTTAAAGCCCCACCATGAAGCTTTGCGTTCTTTGCTGTTTGATATGCTTGTGCGACTTTCATTGAGCTTTCAGACTGGACTTTTGCTGAAACCTTAATTCCTTTCACAAACTCTTCAAACACTTTTAAAGTAGGGATTATTATTGTTTGCTTTGCTTTCCCTTTTTTATCTTTTAGATCGACAATATTGTCATCTTTTTTAGCCATGGTTATTTTCCCTTCTTGGCGTTAATGTTATAGAAATCGTTCGGTGTAACTTTACCGCCCGTTACTTCGATTATCCGCTCCAAAACTTCTTTGGATGGGATTCTTTTGCCGTTGGTGTAATTAGATATAGACACCTCAGACACCTCTATCAAAGAAGCAAAAGCCACATTTGATAGGTTGTTCTTTTCTAAATATTCTTGTAGTTTCATTTTTTCCTCTTTTTGTAAAAATTAACACCCTTATTATTAAACAAGTCGTTTAAGTAAGTCAACAAATTTAATTAACAAAATCTTAACATTTTGTTTGACAATCTTAAACGTTGCGTTTAATCTATTGATTATTGAATATCAAATTAAAAGGGTTAAAAAAATGTCAGATTTACTTTTATTTTTAGTTTTCGTTCTTGGTATTTTAATCGGCTGGAATATAGCAATATTTCAATTCAAAGCATCTTTGAAAGGAGATAAATAATGAACCGTAAAGAATGGCTAAAAGAACGCATGAAGGGGATCGGTGGTTCTGAAGCTTCTGCTGTTATCGGTCAAAACAACTTCATGTCTAACCAAGTTTTATGGATGTTGAAAACAGGTCGCATGGAAGCAAAAGATATTTCTAACCTTGATTTTGTAAAATATGGAATTGATGCAGAAGCACCGCACCGAGAATTGTTCGCTTTAGACTATCCACAATATAAAGTTTCACATGATGAAAACTTGAGTGAACAACATCATAAATACCCATTTATAAGAGCCTCTCTTGACGGCAAATTGATAGAGAAGAAAACAGGTCGTAAAGGTATGCTTGAAATTAAGACAACAAACTTGATGAACGGTGGTCAATGGAGACAATGGGATAAAAAAATACCTCAAAATTATTTCTGTCAGGTTTTGCATTGCATGAACGTAACGCAATCAGAATTTGCAGTATTAAGAGCTTCTTTAAAATCAGTTTATGATGAAGAAGTTAAAATTGAAATCAAACACTACCACATTGAAAGGAGTGACGTACAAGATGATATAGACTTTCTTGAAAAAAAGGTAATACATTTTTGGAACGAGTATGTTTTAAAAGATATAGAACCACCGTTAATTTTGCCACAAATTTAATTTAAAAACTCAAAAAGGAAAAAACCATGAGTGAAGAACAAACAGCCGAAACAATCGAATCAGAAGAAAATTCTCTTGAATTAGTAATTTTTACATCAACAGAAGATATGTCTGTTGCACCGATTGTTTTCAACAAAGAACAGTTAAAAGGATCTCTTGAGGTCGCCCTTGTTGAATATAAAGAATATGAAGTAACTGAAGATAATTTAATTGAAGCAAAAGCAAAAAGAGCAAAGCTTAACAAATTATCTAAAGCCATGAATGATAAAGGTCGCCATGTCCAGCAATCAACAACGCAACCTGTTAAGAAATTCAGAGACGAACTAAAAGATCTTATTAGCATGGTTGATAAGGCTTCAAAAATTATTGATGATCAAGTCAAGGTTTTTGAAGAAAAATCAGCTGAAGAAAAGCAAACTAAAATCAAAGTTTTCTGGAAACAAAACGCTGGCGATCTTTTTGACTTAATCAAGCTTAGTCAAATTTCAAAAGATACTTGGTCAACAAAAGGTCAAACCCTTAAAAAGATTGAAAAACAAATTATTGAAAGTATTACAAAGATCAATGAAGATCTTGAGCTTCTAGACAGTTTAGAATCTGAACATCTAAAAGAAATTAAACTTGTTTATGTTAAAGACTTAAACCTTGCTCAAGCTCTCAAAAAAGACAAAGAATTGAAAGCTGAAAAACAAAGGCTTGAAGATTTTGAAGCAAAGAAAGCAGAAGCTAAAGCTCTTGCAGATGCTAAAGCAGAAGAAGAACGCATTGAGCAAGAAGCTAAAGAAAAGATTGTTGAAGATGCTCAAGCAGTCCATGAAGCAGAAATTGAAAGATTTAACGCTGTAGAAGGTTTTATTGATGAACCAGAGCCAGAAGCAGAACAACGTAGAATATTAAGATCTTCACTCAGATACAAAGAACCTTTGACAAAAAGAAAAGAATTTTGGTTCGATCTTACAAAAGAAAAACAACTTGCTTTGCAGAAATGTTGCAAAGAAAACGATATTGAATACGGCTTGGTTGAAAGATAAATTAAGCATTTCATTAACCTATTTTTAAAAGGATAAAATAAAATGGCAAAACCTAATAATTCACTGGTTACAAAGAAACCTCAATTCAGTCAATTCTTGTGTCAAGACAGTATCAGAAAAAAAATAAATGATATTGTAGGAGGTTCGGGTGGTCAAAGATTTGTTACTGCAATAATTTCAGCTGTATCAACTAACATCAAACTTGCTGAATGCGATCATGGTACAATTCTTTCATCTGCTTTACTTGGCGAGAGCTTAAACCTTTCGCCTAGCCCTCAGCTCGGTCAATATTACATAATTCCTTTTGGCAAAGTAAACCCTAAAGCAACCTTTGTTTTAGGCTATAAAGGTTATATCCAACTTGCTATTAGATCAGGGTATTACAAGAAAATAAATGTGATTGCTTTGAAAAAAGGCGAACTTGTAAAATACGATCCACTCAATGAAGAAATTAAGGTAAATCTTATAGAAAATGAAGATGAACGAGAACAAGCAGAAACAACAGGTTATTTTGCAATGTTCGAGTATCATAACGGCTTTCAAAAAACTTTATACTGGTCAAAAATCAAGATGGAAAACCACGCCGATAATTTTTCTAAAGCTTTTTATCTTGATGCATACAAATTGCTTTTAGCTGGAAAAATCCCAGAAAGCGACCTTTGGAAGTATTCAAGTTTTTGGTATAAAGACTTTGATTCAATGGCATATAAAACCATGTTGCGCCAGATCATTAGTAAATGGGGAATTATGTCGATTGAGCTTCAAACCGCAATCGTTAAAGATAACGCTGTTCTTGATGCAGATTTAAACCCGCACTTCTTACCAGATGTTCAAGAAGAGCCTCAACAGGTTTATGACGCTGAAACAGGAGAAGTTGAAAAAGAAGTTCTTGAAGAAAAAGAAGAAGTTCCTGTTGATGAAGATCCTATGAATAACTTTTAACAATTAACAAAACAAGTGGCGGTTTCAATATCGCCACTTTTGGAGAAAAACAAAATGAAATTTATTGAATTAACAACACACTTCGAAGACGAGAAAGAATTTTATAATATAGAAATAGCTTTAAAAATTAAAAAAAAGGATAAATATACATTAATTGATTTTGGTAAATTTGGATTTGTTGAAGTAAGGGAAACACCGCAACAAATCTTTGACCTTATTGACGGTAAAGAAATCACATTAAAAGAACCAGAAGAGCCAGTTGTTGGATGCTACGATTGTGTATATAGAAGATCTGATAAAACTTGCTATAAAGATAAAAAGATGATTAACGGCAAGTGTGACGATTTTCTTGAAAAAGACATTCCTTTTTAGAGGTTTAAAATGCTGATTAAAATCCCAATTATCACAATAGCCCCGTTATTCGTTTTAAAAGCTTCTCAGGCGTATCTTGCAAAAACATTAAAAGATATACCAAAAAAGCAAAGAGGCGATAGGTGCGCTATATTATGGCTTAATAAACATATAAACATTGAGATAATAGAAAGAGAATTAAAAAAATACTTCAGATAAAGGTGTAAAGATATGAGGTTTTCAATAATAGAGTACGCCAGCGACCGAGAGCTTAAAGAGCAAAAGAAACAATGCAATGATCTAATTGATGGCGGTGTTGCAGATGATTCACTTATAGCTGTAAGTGAAGTTCTTAAACAGGTTCTAAACGAATTTAAAAATAGAGGGTTAAAATAATGTTTCATAAAGTTGGAATGATTTTGCACGATAGAGAAATACTTAAAATAGATAGAGATAGAGGCGATAGAAGAACATTATCTATTTTATTTGTTAAATGCTCAAACTGTAATTTTGAAAAATGGATCAGCATTAGTCAATTCGAAAAAGAAAATACTTGTCCATGCAAAAAACATGGTTATAAAAAAGGCGATATTGTCAACGGATTTGAAATTATGGGTTATGATTATTCTTTAAACTTCATGCGTTATATTGCTCAATGTTCTTGCGGTAATAATACGACAAAGACACACGCTCAACTGTTCGCTGGAAAAGCCTGTAAAAAATGCCGAGCTTTTTACAATACAAATATAGATTTGAAGCCTAAAGACAGGCTTGTAAAATATGTTCCAAAGCCTAAAAAGAAAGTTTACGAACGTATCGTTGAAATTCGCTGGCCTAAAGATCGCAAAAAGGCTCGTAATCAGAATAAAATAATTAATGAATATTTAAACCCATAGGAGAAAATACCATGCAACATAGAGAAAAACTTGTTGAAGCACTCAAACAAGGTAAGAAGCTTATTCATAAATAACATGGAACACTAATTGATATTTTTTACATGCTTGGTCATGTTGATCATCATAAGTTTATTGTTTTAGAAGTAGACAAACCAGAAGAAAAACCTATTAAGCCTGTTGTTTGTGTTTGCGGTAATGAAGATATATCAATACAGCTAACAGATTATAAACACCTTTTTCAAAATACACCTTTATATAAGAAAAAGAAATATAAGAAAGTTGAATATCATCAAAGATGGAGATACGACTTAAAGGCTTTGCGTGAGCTTAGAAAAACAAAAGGTATAGGTCGCCCACCCAGCAACATAGTTAAAGCCTTTAACAGATACGGCAATGAATACGGTACAGGTCGTTAATAAAACTATAAAACAAAAAAAACCCCCATGCGTTCAAACTGGGGGTTTTTCTATCAAAACAAATTATCCTTATAAAAAAACTATTATACAGATTGTTTTTTCTTTTTCAAGGCTTTTCGGTATTTATTCCAAGGCTTTGAAGCAAACAACCTAACAGCTCTATAAAAGGCCCGTCGCTTGCTTGGTCTTACTTTTTCGTATCTCATACAAGCAAGAAAGATTTTATCCGTTCTGGCTCTCGTAAAAAAGCCGTTATAATAAAACCAGTCATGGATAACAGCCGAGTTTAAAACATCAGGATCAAAACGATTATATAACCAGATCAGCCACCATGGAATTGATGCGCCATCTGTCCTGAATCCTTTAGGAATTATATATGTTTTGCCATTGATGCTGAAGAAAAAATCTTTTGTGAGTGCTTTTTTAAATTCTTTGGTTATATCGTCAGAAAGAACAACATCTTTTGGAATGTATATCTTCACTTAAATTTGCCTGATAAAAATATCTTTGCAACTCGTTTAGCTCTTCCAGGCGAATCTTCACGAAACCATTTTGAATCCAAAGCTTCTTTGTATGATTCTCTATAATTCCCAGCTTCAAGAGCTTTCAGCATTTTCTTAAAACCTCTTAAAGAATCAATACCCATTTGGAAACACATAACGAATAAAGCCTTTTGTCTGCTTTCATCTAACCCACGCCACCAGCCTAGATAAAAATCTAAATATTCAATAGTTTTCTTTTCGTCATTTTCATATAAAGCCCAAACAATTTCTTTGCTTTGTTTAATCGCTATATTATGACCTATTCCTACCGTTGGAATACCTTTACTGTCAACATAAGGGATTTGATGAAAACCTTCTTCACGAATAAGATGTTTTTTTACTATATCATCCATTTATTTCATACCCATTTTAAAAGCAATACTCAACATAAATAACCATAAAGCCCCAGCCACCCGACCAGCATTTGTTTTATATTCTTCAAACTCTTTTTTCTTCACAACTACATCTATCATATAAGAGGTCATAATATATGTTTCAGTACATAATTCTTTTTCTGTAAGCTTTGACGCTCTTTCAGCATATAGATCACGTTGTGTTGTGTTCATTATAATTCGCTTTCAATGGCTTGGATAAGTTCTTTCTCATCTTCTAGGGTTAAAAGACTAATATCTATTATAACAGGTTTTTCAGGATATGGATAAGTTGTTTTAACATTATTTACAGCGTTATCAAGTTCGTTGTTGTTAATTAAAGATAAACCTTTCCGTGTTAGTTTTGCAACAATAGGATCTACAGTCTTGACATATAAAGGTTTTCTGTTATTAATCTGCTCATAAAGTTCTAATCCATAGCGATATGTAAATCCGTAATTATCAAGGGCTTCTCTTGATTCTTTCAACTTAACAGCTTTATCAACTGCTAATTGTTCGGCAACAGTTCTCCCTCTTACTCCAACTTTACCAAGACCCGTACAAACTGCGATATGTTTTTCAACCATTATTCTGTTCCTTTATAACCCCATGCTTCAATTCGTACACCATCAGCAAAGTATTGACCTGCTCCATCAGGATAAAATTTAATTCCTGTTATAACTCTAGTAGAATAGTAATGTCCATGTGAATGTTCATGTATATTATATATATTATCAATATCCATTGTCCAAGATGTTCTATTTACAGTATCAGCATATCCAAATAATCTAAATTTTCCTGCTTTCATAGGTAAAATACTTGTGTATTTTGACAACGGTATATAAGTTCCTGTTGAACTAGCTTCATATGAAGGAGCTGTATTTGTATCAGCGTCAGCAATCAGAGAGTATTTATAAGAATCTTCTCGATAACCATTAACATCTTTTAACAATGCTCGACACGTTGTATTAGAATCAAAACCTAAAAAAATCATTCTAAATTCTATATAATCATAATCAGCACTTAAAATGTCTGTACCTAAAAACTCAATGGTATCTGTAGTAGTTCCGACAACATCAACTGCACCAAGTAAAGTATAATTTGTGTAGCCACCACCGCCAGCCTGATATGAAGCTAAACAATAATTTGCTGTATTCGCATAACTAACTTGGAATATAGCACTCTCACCCTCTTTAAGTGAGTCAACGCCTACAGCTAGAGTTATCGTTAAATCAGAAGCATTTTTGTTTACAACATAGAATAAAGAGCCATCAAGAGCCTCTGTTGGTGTTGGTAGTGTAATTGTACCACTTGCAATATTAACGACCTGTAGAATGTTTCTATCGGCTATGGCAAGAGTTTTATTTGATGTTACTGCAACCTCTGCTTTAACACCCAAACTAGTAAATTCTAAAGCTGTTTCTCCTGAATTTACTTGAGCTATGTATCCAGCTTTATCTGTGTATGCTGACGGTGTATCATCTAAACCTGTAAATTCTGTAACACCACTAGAGCCAACACCAGAACCAGCCGTTGTATTAGGAACAAAACCACGTAAATCAAGATAACCTGTTGTAGAATTATAATCCCAATCTGTACCGTTTTTCTTAACTGTGTAACGACCAATTAAAAATCCAACACCTGTAAATGAGGAAGGTATTGTATAAACATCTCCTCCATCTTTATTCTTCAAAGCATCTTTTTCTTTACCATATGACTTTGACGGTAGATTCACCATTATTTGTGAAGCCGTACCTGTTTTATTAATCACACCCCAGACAACTAAATTAAACCAGTCTCCGTTTAGACTATCACCCAAAGATGTTTCTGTTATTGTGTTCAGGTTGGTAACAGGTTTATAAGCTGTAGTTGGGTCATTTACTATAAACGCACTCTTTCCAGTCGCCATATCATAAGCTGGAAAAGTTTGCTCGTGCATTTGCAAAAGTTTACCTTCATTATTAGAAAAATAAACATCACTAGGGTCTACTGAAACAGATAAAGAACCTGTTGCTCCACTTACCCATGTTGCTGGCAGTGAGCGAATTTTTGTACCTATATGAACAACATGACCCGAGTCCGTATCAGCTAAATCATTATTTATATTTTGATTTTTCAAAGCTCCATAGGTTTGCGTATATGTAGCTGTTTGTAATAGCACCTTTGCAACTTTTATATGTTCTACTGCTGGAAAACCGCCTGTACTAACAGTTAAAACTGAGGTTGAGCATAAAATGTAAATATAGTTTAATTGTGGCGTAGCATCTGTTCCAGCCGTTAAAGCAACCGTTACAGGAGTTGATACATCTAACAATTTAAAGCCTTCACTACAAATCATTGTTAAATTATCAGAACCATCACCAGCAGACAAAGAACCTGTAATATCAGTCCCATCACTTGTAACTAAAAACTTTAAATTCTCTCTCATTATTCCATTAAAGAAATTTTCGAATGTATCTTCTTTGCTACGTCTAACATTTACATTTATAATTCCATCTGTAGCATCAACTGTAATTGTGCCACCTATAAATATTTCATATGCTGGAAACGGTGGAGAAGTGTTTGTTAATTCGCCAGCTGTTGTTGCACTTAGATATAAAGGTTTACCAGAGTCGTAACCGCTTGTGTCAATTCCTCTAAGCTTACCTGTTCGCATGACAATACCAACTGTATTTGTTGGAATTTCCATTGTTGTCATTAATACGCCATTGCCAAGACCAACGAATGTATCTGCTTTTGCTAAAACAATTTGCTGATAACCACTAGACACGCCATCAACACGAACAGCTTTACCATCTGTAATAGTAGAACCTGTATCATTACGAACAAGAATATACATTTCTTGACCGACTTGCATCACAGGACCAAGACCTGTTGGAATATCTAAAGTTAAATCTGTCGCATTCCATGTAATTTCTTGACCGTCTTTAAAAGTAATACCTTTCACATTAGTTAAATCAAAATTTGCAAAGTCAATATTTGCTTTAACAGGATTTAAAACGCCATTAACCCATGTTGTGTCGTAATCATCAGCACTTGTTTTTTTTTAATATTTGATCTGTTGTGCCACCAAGAGGAACACCTTGCCCATCTGTTCCATCTGTTCCATCTGTTCCTTTTAAACCACCATAAGGAAGGTCATTCCAATAAACAACACCATCGCCTATTTTAAAAAGATCTGTGTCAAGCTCAACACCCATTTCACCTTGTGCCAGTAAAGGATTAACGCTTGTCCATTCATAAGCCAAATCTCGTCTTAACTGTATATTAACAACCATTGACATTACCTCCATCGATAGGATTTATTCCACCATAAAAAGAACCAGCAATACCGCCATCTAAATTTATTGCGTATTCTGTACGACCACCGCCACCACCTTGAATGATTGTTTTAGTTTTTGGTATTTCTTTGAAAATAAGACCTGTTTCTTTTCTGTCAACAACAAGCATTTTTCCTTTATTGCCTTTGAATTTTTCAGGTGTATCTTCTAGCGCAATAAAAGTTTGAGGTTCTTCAATAACTTCTTCAATGACTTCTTCAACAGGTTTTGAGTTTTCTAAAGCTTGGCGAGGCTTACCGATAATTTCAAAAGCATCAATCATTTAATAAAACCCCTTGGCACTGTTACTGTAGGCTTTCCTTCTTCAATAACAAAAGATATAAATTCATATTTCTTTTTAAAAGTAAGACTAGTTCCAGCTTTTACCTTCATAGCTGGCAACATATCGTCTTTTTCTTGTCCAATATCGAATATAACAGAGCCAACGCCCTCAACATCAATCGGGTATAAAGAAAGATCCTTGTCAATATCTACCTTATAAACTGTATCTTTTTTTAGCTTCATGGATCACCTTTAACTTTTAAACAATCAGTAATGTATTTTTGCTTTTGCACATCATCATTTTTAACTATAGCATCTAAATAAATTGTGTCTGTTATTATATCAATTCCCAACTTAAAGTTTCTTCTTTCCAATCATACTGTTTTGCATCATCAGGATAATCAACAGGAGGTTGCCAATCATGTTCATCATCTAATGACCAAGAAGGAAAAGGTTGTGGTGAAATGAAGACATCATCTATAGAGTCATATATATCTCCAATCCCAGCAAACTTATTTCTTATTGTATTATTGTAAGAGGTTTGTTTCCAATTACCTCCAAAGAAATCTTTACACCATTTCTCTATAGTATCTTCATAGTCGTCATTTACAACAACAACTCTAACCACTATTCCATCTACTATTTCTGCTGAATGAGCCATAACTATCTCCTATTGAAACTTATATTTAATTATAACAACACCTGAACCGCCATTGCGACCCTCACCAACATCAGAAGGCCAACCGCCTCCGCCTCCACCTCCGCCACCTGAGTTTACAGTACCAGCAACAGCAGTCAAAGTTGAGCCATAGTTGTCGCCTTTACCTCCGCCACCTGAGCCACCAGTACCACCTATACCTCCAATAGACAATCCAGCTCCACCTCCGCCTCCACCAGCTCTTGTAACACTAGATCCTGTAATAGATGAAGCAATACCAGAACCACCAGTACCTCCGTTGGCAACAGAATAATTACCACCTGTTCCACCTTTACCTCCACCGCCTCCGCCAGCATAAGAACCTCCACCATTAGCTCCGCTCCCACCAGAATTACCTTGTCCTGATGTGCCAGAACCTGGAGTTAAACTTCCGTACCCAGACTCACCACCACCAGAACCGCCTGTTACTCCATTACCATCTGGGGAGTCATGAGCACCACCACCACCGCCACCAGCTGAAGAAATACCATTAAAACTTGAAGCACTACCTGAACCACCTGGAGCACAAAGAGAAGTGTTACCTCCTGAGAAGTTAGTAGTTGAACCACCAGCTCCGACAGTCACACCATAGGATTGTTTTGCAACTGACATACCAGAAGCTGTTCTATATCCTCCAGCTCCACCGCCTCCGCAACCATACTTATTACCTCCACCAGCCCCACCTGCGATAGTAAGATATTCAACAACAGCATCATCGCCTAGATTAATAATTTCAAACGTACCAGATGAAGTAAAAGTGTGAACCTTATAATCGCCACTAGTTGTGATAGAACCACCTGTTGCTTCTGTGAAAGTTTCAAAAGTATTAAAAGCATTAACACCAATTTTTGACAACATTAAACTCATGTAGTTAAATCTCCACCAACAGCCCATGTATCGGTTGCTGTTTTTGTGATTGACCACATAGCTTTATTTCCACCAGAAACAAGACCGTTTCTATTGTTAAAAGTTACATCAGCCCCAGACATTGTAACTAATCCAACCCCTAATTGTTGAAACAGTATTGAAGTTCCAACTGGATAAGTGACACTTGCATTAGTGGGTATTGTTAAAGTAATTGCCGATCCATTGTTTAAAGTAACTAATTTATTACTATCTGTAAGGATTGTTGTATAAGTTGTTCCTGTTTGTTCGTTTATTGTTATCTCTGTAGATGAAAAACCTAAATCATCAAGTCCAACTTTTCTTTCATCTGACTCACTATCATCATAAATAACAAGCAAATCATTTGCACTGTCAACAGCAGATATAGTTGAGTATTCATTTATAAAACCATCTTTTAATTCATCTGCACCAATATTGCTTATTGTGTTACTATCTGCATCTATAGTCTTGTTCGTTAATGTGTTTGTTGATGTTTCTGTTAGTCCGAAAGGTTGATTTCCGTCTGGTTGCCCATATTCAACAGCACTCAAACCACTATCAACAGCAACGCCACCCTTGACAGTTACAGTTGTTTCTAGTGGGGATATAGAAGAAACAACGCTTTCAACATAAGCAACACCGCTTGAAGTTTGAGTTAAATAAACAGCCCTGTTGGCAATATATATAGCCGTTTTATCGCCATCAACAACAAAATCTGTGGCGTTTGAATAAACAACAGAATCACCTTCAGTTGTCCACCAAGAAGAAGCTGGGGCTGTACTTTTTAAAGTTCCGTCAGTATTTAAAGCAACAGATAATCTTGCATTCAAATTTGATGCTGTTCCTCTTGCTGTTACAATTTCAGCTGTTATTGTTGTAGGATCTGAAACAGTCCAGCCAGCACTTTTATAAAGATACCAAGTATCTAAATCTGTTCTAAAACAAGGTTGTCCGACAACTGGTGTTGCTGGAAAAGATGTTGCTGAAAAATTGCTTTTTAATGTAGCAAAATTTTCATTGAGCCAAGTATACAAACTACTAAAAGGAGTTGTTCCTGAAACCCATGTGTTAAAATCCGTAGCCATTCTAGACTCCTTTTACTTCTAAATTAACGGTTGCATTAACGCCTGTACCGCTTTCGTTGAAAACATAAACTATAAATTGTGTCGATTGTATACCTACTGTTGCATAATAAGAGTTATTCCCAAGCACTGTTGGAGAAACGCTATATTCAAGAATATATGAAAAGTCGATTGCTGACAAGGTAAACGTCGTACCTGTATTTGCAATGGATTCATTATATAAAGTTTTTTCTTGCGCTTTTGTATCAATAGATAAAGGCAAACTTGAGAACTCAAATTGAGTAACAGGTATATCAATCAACGTTTCCCACTTAAAAGCAACATAACGAGCTGAAAAATCAGCAACACCAACCCATAACTGCCATGAACCAACAGGGCTTGGAATTTCTGAATGCCTGAAATATGGTCTGTAGGTTGATTCACTTGTAATTTTTAAATCAGTATCGTTCGGATATGTTAGATCTGTTCTTGTTGCAATAGAAACATCCGTAATCATTGTTGTATCTATATTTGTTGAATAGGTCGCATCCATTCTTATTCCAAGAATATCAACAACACTTCCAAGGTCAAATTCTTCTGTTATATAACGACCTTCTTCACTATCGCCCTTATAGTCTGTTATATAATCATCTGTATCTGTAAGACTTCCAAGTTCTGTATCTGTAAGGCTTGGAATCCATTTTAAAACAATAGGTGATCCTATAGGCAAAAGATTAAAGACTTCTTGAGCATCAATAATATAAGTAGGAATTTCATCACGACTAACAACAAAATTTAAAAGACTTGTTATGTCAACAGTAATTGTTGAAACAGCTTCAGTTTCAGAATATTGAAGTTGATTATTAACGGCTTTAATCATAAAGCGATATGTTCCGTCAGCTGGTGGATTCCATGAAGCCTCGTTTTCTTGAACACGATTGACAACAATCTGTCCTGAATCCCATTCAACGCCCCTTCTTATTTCATAACCACGCCCTTCGATGTTTCCGATATGATCCCATCTAAAAGCAATCTTTTCCCCTTGTTGCCATGCTTGGAAGTTTTCAATATCTGCTGGTAAAATATCACTACCTAGCAATGTAATGTTTTTGTTAACACCATCGTCAGGAGTTTCTCTAGAAACAACAGCAACAACATAAGTTTGATTTTTTGAAAAATCGCCAGAAATTAAAGTTTTTGGCTCATAAACACGACCGTTTTCAATCCATACGTCAGCATCTAATTTTTTATAGTAAACATCCCAGAATAAAGCTTGTCCAAGCCATGAACCAGAAATTAACGACGTTCCTGATCCGTCGGCTGATTTGTTCCAAACTTCTTTAAGTTGTAAATCTTTTACAGAAACAAGAGCTGATTCTGTATAAATAGGAACTTGAGCTGTATCAAAATAAACTTCTGGTTGGTATTCAAGAGCGGTAACTTTTCTTAATTGATCAGATTGTCTTGTTATATTCGTTATGCGCATTGCTTTTGTCTCGCTATCAATAACACCGAATGAATACATATTGTATTTTTCCATGTCTTTTGTCAGAGCTGTAAGCAATGTTATAGTGTTCGTTGTATTTTCAGTATTAAGAGCTTCAACAGTTTCTCGTTCATCAAGATTGTTTTTAAATGTGAAGTGATAACGAACGCCAGCCGTCATTGTTACTTCACGATCTATTTCAATATGTGTCGTGTCAATAGCTTGAACGATACGACCACCAAAACCATATTGAGGAACGTCATGTTGAACATCTACAACGTCGCCTATAATACAAGCCAGACTATCTATATCAGCCATCCAAGAGCTTGTTAATGTTAGATAGCGATTATTATTCAAAAGTCTTTTACCATGCCGTATAGCGTTTGTACGACTAACTTGACCAACAAGATTAACAGATATTTTTTTTACTTCTGTTTCTGTCGTATCAAAATTGTGTTGATAAACTTCAAGAGGTGTTCTTGCATAATCAAGCTCTTTGTCGTAATAAAACACTTCCGCAACATTCGCTCTCTGTGATTGCGGTAAGTATGATTCTTCATATGAATTATAAAGAATATTTCCAACAGTAAAGAGGAATCTTTGAACCGCTTCATCTGGTTTATCAACTATAGGTAAAAACTTATTACCAGCCTGAAGAACATTTGCAAAACCTAAAGCACCAACAGTGTTAAGAGCTTGTCTTATGTTGCTTGCGCTGTCAAAATATATATTACATTGATAACCTTCATCGTCGCAATAATCAGCCCATTCTTGGAAATAACTATCTACAAGACGACCAGCACCGATTCCCCCAGCATATTGAGTATTACTTAATAAATCAGCTGAAACCCAGCTAGGATTGTTTGCAGAATTACCATCTAAAAAAGTGTTTCTACTAGCCAAACAAGTAACTTTAGGTAAACCGCCAGAAAGTTGATTTGTTGCAAGAGCTTTAACAGCTAAAATTGCAGTGTTAGGATATGAGAAATTATCGCCAGTAACAATTTCTTGAAAATATTCAAAAAATGTTGTGTTATATTGACCGACAACAGGCAACTCAGAAAAAGAAACTTCTATTTCATATTGATCAGGAGGTAAACCGCTTGCAAGATTGATAACGTGTCTTTTTACAGACTTTGTTGAGTATGAAATTGTATGTATTTGCTCAGTCCATGTGCCACCAGAAGCAAGCCTATAACGCACCTTAACATTGACAACAGATGCATCAATAGATCCGTTAAAGTTTGCTTGAAACATACCTATAGGAAATTGCAAGCCAACAACAAGACCTGAAACAGAATTTCCTTCTGTCTGGCGTGTTATTGTTGCGCCAAAAATAATCTCAGCATTTACGCCAACGTCAGATCTAACATCTGCAAAACCACTAACAGCCGTTTGATCATTCGTTCCAAGTCTTGTTGAAAGCGTAACATCTTTGTATAACGCTGAATCTTGATTATTAATTTCTATATCAGAAACACTGTCAATTTCATGTCCAGCAATAGCATATAAAATATTAAGATATTGATTGTCGCCAGATAAAGAAATGAATTTTGATATTATAGGCGGTGTAATTCTTGTTGTTCCGTATAAAACAGGTAATATGCCACCTTCAACGGTAGGGTTGCTTTGTGAATCCCAGCCGTAAGTTGGGCTGTCTTTGAAAGCATCCATGCCGAATTTTGGAAAATCAAACTTTGGAAGGTTAGAAGGGAAAATTGCATTAACTAACATACCGCCAGCAACCATCAAGCCAGCTGATAGGAAAGCACCACCCATAGTCAAACCACCTGTTTCAGTAAGTAGACTTGGAAACATTGCACCGACGGCATAAGGCGCAAGAACTACAACGGCAATCATAGCAACCATTGATATAATGTTTTTACCACCATCACCACCACCTCCATCATGAGGTGTTAGGCAAAATGAAACGCTATCAAAAACAGTTAAACTTCTGCTTAAATCTTTCGTTATGTTGCCATTTATAGCAACAGTTAGATCAAAGCCATGGTTTTCTTTTAGATGAAGATGTTCATTAATAGCATTCTGAATTGTTATAGATTTTGATACGTCAATAATTTCTCTTGAAGCTATAGGATCAAAAGGATTTTTTATAAATACTAACCTTGCCATTTCCAGAATCCACTTACTTTTTTTGACCAATAAGGACTATCAAGTCTTTCAATAATGCTACCTGTTTTTGTTCTAGTATGCAAGAACTTGTATTTGCTCAAGCATACGCCAAAATGTTGCGTAACCTTTGGAAACTTTGGGTTTATAGCAAAACTTACAGCAAGTCCTTCATCTGGTTTTTCGCATTTTTCCCATTGATTAATGACAGAATCAAAGTTGACAGCAATCTTTTCAATCTCAAAAGCAAGAATTTTATAATCAGGTATGTCATGCCCGAATTTCTTCATGGCAAGAACAAATAAACCCCAGCAATCAAGACCTTTCAAATCACGACCACCATTGACAAAAGGTATTCCTAGAAGGTTATTCATTTGCAAGGCGTAATCCCCCAGAACCAACACCAGCAAAGCCACCAAATCGGCTTGAATTGCTTAATTCTCGGCATCTTGTCAGAGTCTTATTACAATTGGTCATGCTTCCCGTATAACCACATTGTGAAGATTTGAAGATAAAACGGCATTGGTTTTTTAATATCCTGTTTAGTGGAAAACGTCTTAAAAATGGGTTACTTGCGCCTAATTGAAATATAGCCCATTCAGCGTTTGTTTTAGGTTGTTCAAGATTAAACTCGTACTCAGCTTCTGGCGTATCATCTGCAAGGTTCAAACTGTTTAATACATAAAGATTTATTGTTATAGCTTGATAACCGTTTGTTTTGCAGTACAGATCATAATCTTGAAGATATTTTTCAAAGACTCTGTTGACGTTTGAAACTTTTAAATTAAGCCTTGGCACTTCTCCAATTTTCTCGATAATCTCGTCAATTTGAACTGGGAAAGGTTGCCACGTTGAACCCTTCCAAGTGATATTCTCGTCAGCATCATGGATCTTAACAGTTTCAGTTAATGAAGGAATTGTTATTTCTATTGCTGTAAAGAAAACAGATGTTGTTGCAATCTTATTTTTCTCTTGCATTGCGATTGTTGAAATTGTAGCTGGCATTTTTTAAACCTCATCTATTGAAACTTGACAAGAACGCCCCTCAAAATGAGGGATGTTATCTGTTATTTCATCACCAATAAAACGAACATCATAAACAACAGATGTTACAGGATGAATCCAGTTAAAATTACTACCTTGATTAGCTTCAAAGAAGGTTATAAGCGTTTGATAATCTATTTCTGGTAAACTATCCCATTGAAGATTCCATGCACCCCGAGAGCGTAAAGATCGCCCTCTTGATATAACGTAATTTGCTTCTGTTTCATTACGGACTTGTTTTTTAATCACATGTCCTTCAAGACCGTTATATTTTGGTTTTTGAATTGTTGGAAAATCTGTCATTATGCACCACCGATCACTTCACGCAATCCACCTTTATTATTTTGAATTGCATCTAAAACTATATTTATAACCATATCGCCAGCGCCAGAATTGCTTGCTGTTGAACTTGTTGCTTTAACATCTTGACCGCTTTCGTTGCTGATATTTACTTGAACAGAACCACCACCACCGCCACCGCCTGAAACTGGCGATATTCTTTCAATTCCATTTTCAGCAAAGATATAAGGCGAACCAGATCTTGTTCCCCTACCCATGACAGGCTCAGTTATTAAACCACCATTTGCATGAGGTCTTACAGGAGGCAATGGAACACTAGCACCGCTTGCAGTTGTTCCCATTGGTGTTGAAGATTGACCAGACATATTTTCAGGCATGAAGCTACCAGCAAAACCAGTTACAGCTTGCAAAATAGGTTGTGCTATAGTTGCTTGAATAATCATCTTAGTTAACATCTTGCCGAATGATTCAAGAACGTTTCCAAAGGATCGATCAGCGCTCCAAACCATATCGTTTAAAGTTCCTGAAAAAGAATCATCAAAATTCTGTATTCCTTCAAGAATTTTATTACTCATTGATTCAGAACCATCTTCAACATGATTAAAAAATTTATCTATATCTTCAGTTGCTTTTGCTGTTGGAAGTTCTATGTCACCAGTTTTCATATTTGTTTTTAATTTATTTGCATCTGCAACCATTTTTTCTGTTGTTGCGGTCCAGGTATCACTCACATCTTTATTGAGTTGTTCGTTTGTTTCTCCTATTTCAGCAAACTCTTCTTTTATTATATCAACAGCCATAGAAAACTCGCCACGACCAATTGCAACCATAGCACCAGAAAAAGATTCAACAGAAGTTAAAGCCTCGTCAATAGTTGCTTTAACAGCATGAAAAACAGTTAATATTGAATTTAAAGCTATTCCAGCAACCTCACTAGCTGCTTTCATTCTTTCTAAAGAATCACCACCTTGAATCATACTCTCAGTAAAAACATTAATTGAAGGAACTAAATCATTTGCCAGAATGTTTTTAAATGCTGTTCCTGATTCAATCACTCTAAAAATATTATCGTTTAGAATTTCAGCACCTTTTGACAAATCAGTATCTAAAACAATCCCAAGATTCTTTGCATCTTCTGCTGTAGCTTCAAGACCTTTACGCCCCTCATTAAGCATAGGAATCATTGTTGAACCACCACGACCAAATAAAACCATGGAAACGGCTGTTTTTCCAGCGCCATCTCTCATTTTAGAAAAAGCGTCAGCAATATCAAGCATGACCTCTTGGCTATTTCTTAAGCTTCCGTCTTGTTCTCTGACAGTAATACCCATAGATTCAAAAGCTCTTGATTGCTCACTAATTCCTTTTGATGCTTGGAACATACTTCTTGAAAGCATTTGAACCGCAAGTACTGAAGTTTCAAAGTTCGCACCAGCCAACTCGGCTTGATAAGACAAGACAGATAAATCTTCAGTTGTTATGCCTAGTTGTTGAGATTTTTTCGCAAGCATGTCATTAACTTGAGTAAGCCCTCTAACCATACCAACAAGAATTTTACCAGTGAAATAAACACCCATAACTTTGCCAACAGCAAGGTAAGCTGATTGAAGTCTATTCAATGAGTTTTCTTGTTTGTTAACAGCACCAGAGGCTTTTGTAAAAGACTTAGTGACCTTATCAGCTGATTGAGTTGCTTTGTTCGCACCAGATACGGCTTTGTTTGCGTTAATTCCTATTTGTAAATTATAGTCAGACATTTTTTAACCTCACCCATTCAAATTCTAAAGCTTTTATTACTGTTACAAAAAAGTCTTTGTCTTTAATATTAAAAAGCTCAATATATGCTTTCATGTCAGTAAAATTTATACCATTTTCTTTCACTAACTCATTAAATGCTTGCCAATAAAAAGCCAGATAGGGTTTTAATACTGGCTTTTCTCTATAAGGTTTTAGAATTGTTCCTTCTTGTGCCAAACCCTCAAGCCAGTCTATCTTGTCGCCCCACTTAGACGACCAGATCAAGAAGTCAATTAGTTTTTTATATCATCCTCAACTTGGAATGTTTTAAAGTTTTGAACATGATATTGAAGTTTAGTTGCAAAATCAGGCAAATCAAGAAGCAATTTTATACAGTTTGTTTTATTGTATTCGATTACTTCGCCAGCCTTGTTGGTTAGGTTATACCATCCGACAATGATTGTTTCAGCATAAACTTCAGCAAGCAGTTGGTCTGCATCTTCTGCGGTTATCTCTGTTTTAGTAGTATGCAACAATTTTGTTTTTTCAGCTAAACAACTTGCATATTCACGATTTGAACCGCCCGCACGTTTTGCATAAATAGTTACAGGACCATAAACAAGAGGCGTTCCGTTTTTCTCAGCTTCTTTATTTGTTGAATACATTTCATATAAATTTGTCATTATACAGTTACCAACCTTTCTATTTGTAAAGTGCAATCATAAGCTGGCGATCCATCTTCAGAAAATAAAGCTGTATAGTCAAGATTCAGCATAACATCTTGATTGTTGCCAGCATTCTCAATCTTGTTACTAGATAGCTTGATTTTAGGAATAGTGAACCTGTAATATTTGCCGTTAGTGTCGCCAATAACAAACGCAAGAGCAATATCATCATGATCCAAGAAAGCATTATATAATGATAGATCTTCAAAGTATGCAGACATTGAGCCTGTAAGCTCAAAACGACCAACACCAATGCCAGCAAGATCAATCTCTCCGACTTCGGCTTGTTCTCGTAAATTATTTGTCATACTCATTGATAAAGACATGATTGTTGGACTTGGAGATACACCAGAAATTGTTAATGATGCAAAAGAAGAACCAGCATTCAAAACAGCTGTTGTTGTTGCATCAAGATAAGTAGCACCAGCAACCGCACTATCTGAAGCAGAACCGCCTTGACCTAAGAAATCAAAGTTGCCTGTTACAATCTGTTGCGCTGTTATGTCAAGAGACATTGTATTTACAAGCATTCCTCTTTGACGAACATATTTATTCAAAGCACCAGCTAAGAATTTTTGTTCAATAGAAAAAGCGTGTCTGTCTGTTCCATTTTTTAAGGTATTTGTAGCCCATGTTCCACCTAAAGCAGATTGAAGCAAAGCATCAAAAGTTTCTTGAGAAAATTCAAAGTTAAAACCCCCGACACCTTTTCTTGCAACTTCGCTATTGTCAGCAATGTTTCTGTCTGGTCGTATTTCATCACTTGTAATTGTTGTTTTTTCGTATTGAGGAAGATCGCCAGTATATCTTGTTTTTTGATAAACAGGGCTTGTTGGTGTAATTCCTTCTGTAGTTTCAGCAACTAAAGCAAGTTGAGTGGTACTAGCATCTATAAAAGACATGATATTTTCTCCTAAAAATTATAGTCGACTGTATAGCCGACATCTATTATCATTTGTTCAAACTGTCCGACTGTTCCACCCGAACGAGGTTGAGCGTTTCTTGTTTTAACGTTACCTAAAACCACCCATGAAAGCAAATTAATTGCAAAATCAACCAATTCATTAAGACGAGCAACGCCTGTTTTTTGCTTAACATAAACCTTTATTCTTATAACGCTTGTATGACGATTTGTATTATCTTCAGGCGCACCCATTGAGATTCGAATCATATCGCCTGTTATAAACTCAATACTTGACCATTCTTCTTTTTCGTCAATTTCAAAAGGAATATTAGGAAGTGCCAAATCTGTATATGTCCAGTTATCCTGAAAATATTTAATTATGTCGATTGTTTCTTGTTTGAAATCTGTACTCATAATTTTTTAGCCTCAAAAGAAGTTCTAACGTTTGTAAGAGTAATAGCAACCATTCCTTGAGGTGCTTGCCCAGAATAACCATCTTCTAAACGTCTTGCATACGGTAAATTGTTATTAATGAAGATTGCATCGCCAAGCGTTGAAGATGCTATTTCAGAAAAGCCTTTTGCTAATGTTGCGCCACCACTAGGATCTTTAATATTCAAACTGACTGATTCAGGTCTAATTATACCTACTTGCCAGTTTCCACGAAAACGACCAGTATCAACAGGAGACATTTTAACAACACTAGAAAAGATTGAAAAAGCAACTTTCTTAATGTCTCTTTCAGCTTGCTTGATTGTTTGTTTCATTCCCTTTTTTAGAGAGATATTAAACTCGTCAATATTAGAAGTCATTTTGCCACCACAATATAAAAACCGTCAGCTTCAGCAACATTCAATGTCTTTGTTATTTCAAGAGATAGATCCCCAGAAACAAGTTTATCTGCTTTCTTTGCTTGAACAGCTAAAGCTTGGATGTAAACAAGGCGATCACCTTCGCCAACTTCAGAGCTATCAAAGAAGTCTTTAATTGCTGACCTGTTGCCAAACACGACACGACATGAATAATCTATGCCAGTTGTTGTTGTTGCGCCTGTAGTCTCATTATATGAGGTTGTTTCTTTTGTTAATGTAGCATCTTTAACAACACCAGAAATTGCAGAATCAACATCATCAAAAGCTTGTTTTGCAATAAGAACTACTGTTGTACTCATGATCTAAAAGTCCTACCGCTATAAATTGAATCTGTCAGACCAGCAAGCAAGCCATTTATTATCGTTATGGTTTTTCTTGTTTCTGGCATATCTGAATAAGTCTTTGAAGATGAAACTGGACCAGCTGAAGCACTTTCAGAAGTAACACGTTGTCCACCATTTTGAACAGGCATTAATGAGTTTGGCGTTGTAAGCTCAAGCAATGAAGCTTCACAAGTTGCCTGAATAACTTCAACAGGTATTTCGTCAGATGTTATTGTGAAGTTATCTTCATCTTCAGCACCATATCGGGGCCATTGTAAAGTTTGTGTTCTTTCAACTTTACGACCACCGAAACGACCTCTATAAAAATTATCAATATATTGAGTGCCCCGAATTATTGCATCATCCATCAAATCAGCTGGAGAACTAC